GCTTTAACAAGTTCAGAACCGTCAAAGTTTTTTTCCGCCTCCGGTATAGCGCATAGTATGCGATAGCCCGATGGTTTAGGAAGTTGTGTTGCTTTCTCTTCTTCTTTTTTGTTAAGAAGTAAAGATAAATCTACTGCTTGTGCTAGGTTACTCATCGTCCGAGTGCTCCATTCTTTGTTTAAGGTCTAATATATTTTGACGGCATGAGAGCAGACCTTTAATCTCTCCTGCAATCCTTTGGTACTCGTAGAAGTCAACAGCCTGTCCACTGCCTAACCAATCTTTGAGTTGATTTACCTTGTCGGTAATCTGTTCCAATAAAACGTCTAATGCGTTCATTTGTTATCTTTCTTTTCTAATGCTTTTTTGTTAAAAATATTATGGGCTCCTTGCGCCATAATGTCTTTATTTTGAGTTGCAGTTTCATGGTGTTGATCAGCAATCTTATGGACTAAATCCATTCCCATTTTCATCTTTTCTTCTTCCATATTTGCTTTTGCTTTTAATGTTTCCATCGCTGTTTGAGCACCAATTCTTTGACGTTCAATTTGCTGTTGATCACGCTTCAATTGAATCTCAGCATCGTCACGCTTAGCCTTCATTTGCAATTCTTGTGCTTTTAGTTGTAACTCTTGTTGTTGCATCTGAATAATAGGATCTTGTGCTTGTTGTTGTGCTTTTTGTTGAGCGGCTTGTGATTGATTCATCTGAAGCAGTCTTTGAGCAGCTTGAGCTAACATTGGGGCTAGTCTTGCCTCCACTTCTGGATTCATGTTATTTTCTTCTCCACTTGCATCTGTTTGTGGTGGTAAATTCATGCCCAGTTGTTTCTCTATTTCTACTCGATATCCAAATCCTAAATGTTCATTAATGTGCGCATGCATTGCCGCTTGTAATGCTTGTGCTTGTGGACTTTGACCTAATACTTGAAGAATCTTAGGATCTTGCATTGCCGACATATGAACTTGAATATGGGCTTGATGATCTTGATAAGCAAATGCCTTTACAGGCTTCATCATCAAAATGTTCTGATTTTCCGTTACTGGGTCAGACGGTTTTAAATCTTCTTCTAGCGGAATAAGCTTTTGAGCATTCTTTACACCAAGTGCATCAATCATTTGACGGTGTAAATACGGCATATTATATAGTTGTGGAGATCCTTGCGCTAACTGTAAAACTGCTTGCCACTGTACAATCTTCTGCGCCATTGTTGAGGCGTTAGGATCAGATACAGGAATAACATCCACTAATTTATAATCCGATTTCCGTGCTTTCCTTGTTCCAGTCTCTGGTTCGTAGTCATACTCAGCAGGGGCATTATCGGCAATAATCTCTTTTAATAGTTTAAGCTCCTGCTTTAGCGCAAAGTGTACTCTTGCTTGTACGGCTGACATAACCTTAAGTGTACGTTCTAAGATAGCTAAAGTAGTTCCTACAGGGGCAGCTGCCGACATATCGGATACTTGAAGATCTGCTGTATTTGCAAAACGTCTTCCTTCTTCTACGATATTTCCAAGCAAAGTTAATAGTGTCTGACTTGGTTCTTTGTACGGCAACGGCATGATGTTGTCTTTCATTGCACCGCTTGGCACGTCTACATCTCTGAATTCTCCGGGTGCTATCGGTGTGTCATCGCCTTTAACCCGCAATCCACGGGTTTTGAAACCACCGGGAAGATTAGAGAGTGAACCTGCATCAACGAGCTGTCGTATGATAGAAGTGCCAGATTTAGCATACGCTCCGATAAGGTGGATGAGTCCAAAGCAGTAAAAACCAAAACCGGGTATATAACCATAATGAACAAAATGCTTACGTTTTTGATGTTTTTCATCGCCTTCCTTCCAATTCCTACGGATACTTAAGATCTTTTGAGTGCCTTTTTCAATCGTCACTACATAAGGAAGTCCAATCCCTGTCTCTTCTCCGTCTTTATCTGTATGCTCATAACCCGGTAAGTCTAGGTTTGTTTGCATTTCCAAAACTTTATAACGATCATCTGTGGTCGCTCTAAAACCTAACTTCTCCGCAATTCTTTTTTCTACTTCATCTAATGTATTCTCTGGAGTACCCAAGTCTACGTCTATATAAAATCCAGATACTTGTAACTTACGCATTTCGTTTTCCGTCTTGCGCATAACGTGTGTAATTCTTTCCGCCGTTTCAAGATCAGAAGCACCGTAAGGAACTACTAAGTCTTCTGCTGGCACATACATCGAAACTTGTCTTCCAAGACTTTCATCTTCGTAAACTTTCTTAAACGCATTTCCTGCAAGTCCTAACCCCCACAACATTCTTTCTGTCTCAGGACGGTACTCGGTCATCACTTCTGTCATTTCATAATTCATATCATCCTGAACACGTTCGGCAGCTTCCTTTACTTCGGGGGTTTCCTTACCTAATATATGTGTTTTGCACGGACCTTGCGCTGGGAAAATAGACATCATTGTCTCAGATTGGAACTTGACTAAAGCTTCTGCTAATAACGGATGGTACACTCCGCAAGCGCCTTCCCATGGTTCACTACGTTCTTCAATCTTAAGTCCAAGAAGTTCAAGCCCGTCTACGTAAGTCTGAATCCAGTCTTTTCTTGAAGAAACATCATCTTCAAAGTCGGATAATAAGTCACTAGCAATCTCTTGTAAGACAGAATCATCAAGATATTCAGCAAGATTATCGCCAAAACCTTCCTCTTCTTCGTCAGGAGTTAGGGTGATTTCCAGCCCATCCATGCCAATGGTGACCGATTCTGGGTCAACAATCTCTATTTCTAAAGGAGATTCTTTTTCGGCTAACGCTTCAATTCCTTCGGGAGCCTGATATAGTGCCTTATCTATCGCCATATTTTATCCTTAAATTTCTTTTTTACCGCCTTGAATTGGCTTATCAATAAAGCCGCCTTTTTTTAAACCAAATGGTGTTTGTCCAGAACCGGTCAATCCACTTTTAAAATTTGTAAATCCTCCTGCACCACCCATGCTTGGAGTAACTTTTGTAATTTTATTTCCAAAATGTATTCCCTTCCCCGAATCTCCTACTGGGCTTTCACTTTTATAAATTTCTACCGGCATTAATCCAACCGCTGGTTTTGTTTCATAAGGTGCGGTTCCAAGTCGTGTGCCTGCTTTTTTAGGTCCATAATCTTCAATTAAATCTAATGCCGCTCTTCCTGTTGGTTTTCCTTCATTATCCATTACAGGTACAAACTTAGTTCCCATTTCAGTATTTTGAAAAATTCCCGCTATATTTGTTGCAGATACCGGATCCATATAAACCGTTTTACCAGATCTTGGTTGTACTCCTTCAGTTTTGTCTGTGTGATTAGCCGAACTACGATTTCTTGTTGTCGTAGTGTCATCATGATGTGCATAAGTAGATCCCCTTTCAGTTTCAAACAAATGCGTTACATCAGGAAGATTTGCTAATTCTTCATACCCCATCTGTGTATTCCTTTAAGAAATATGCAAATGGTTGTTTTGAAAATAAATTTTCGTAAAGACCAACTATTAAATAATTTCCTACTACGGATTCTTTAAAGTTTTGAGCATCTTCTAACGTTTTAAAACCTTGCATTAACTCATTCATAATTAATCCTAATAATATGCTGTTTTCTTCTTTGGGACGTAATCATCCCACTCGTCTGATTGTAATCTAATAAAACCACCCTTACGGAATCTAATTAACGCCTGAGTCATTGCATCCACTAAGTCATCATGATCGCCGGAAGGAAACGCCGCCATCTCCTCAATCACTTCTTCAGCCCATCTTGTTGGTGGCGCCCAAACCTTCCCACTTGCAAATAAGTCAGATACACTATTAATACGGGCTATCTTATCATTCCCCCTAGTCGGTGTAAACTCTTGCACCGGAATCCCCATCTGCCGTAATTCGTAAATAAGAGGCGCCCCACTTGCTTTCGCCTCCACAATAAACGCATCCGGTTCATATTCTTTATAGTGAGACATCGCCGCCGCCTTTAATTCTGGAAACTCCATCCTTCTTTTTAGGGCGTCTAACAATATAATATGCGGATCATTCTCATTTTCGTCCTTGTAAAAGACTCCAAGAGTTATACAAGCTGAATAGTCACTACGATCATTCTTCGTAAAGGCGGTATCCCAGCTTTGGATGATAAATTCGCACTTTGGTGGTAGTTCATTCGTCCATTCTTTCCACCATTCCCGCTTAATAATCGCACCTTCCTCAGAAGTTGGCTGTTGTTGGTACTGTGCTTGCCATTTTGGTAGGGGAAGTTCAGTTCTTAGGGCGTCCAACTCCTCATATTTCCAGAATTCCGGCCATAAAGGCTTATTACTCGGTAAAATTGCAGGAAAATCGATGACTTCCCACTCATCGCCGTCTCTTTCTATCGCTGCTTTGAGGATTTTTCCCGTTAAATCTCGTTTTGCCCATCTTGTCATTACGATAACTATAGACCCGCCCGGCTGTAAACGCTGTCTTGGACCCGATGTATACCATTCATAGACTTTATCGAAAACACTTGGATCACTAGAAGCTAACGCCGCTTCTTGTTCCGAGTGAGGATCATCGATAATAAGCAAATCAGCTCCTTTACCAGTAACGGTACCACCAACACCGATAGCAAAATACTCGCCATTAGCATTAGTGCTCCAACGCCCAGCAGCTTTACTATCCGACCGAAGACTAACACGAGGAAATACCCTTCCATATTGTTCACTATCAACTAAGTTCCTGACCTTACGTCCAAAACCCACCGCAAGTTCCGCCGTATTTGACGTCTGGATAATCTTTTTACCCGGATACTTTCCTAAAAACCACGCCGGCAACAGATAACTCGCAAATTCCGACTTCGTATGTCGTGGCGGCATATTAATAATCAGTCTCTTTAACTTCCCTTGAGCAATCTCTTCAAACTTCTTTGCCATCACCTTATGATGTCTTCCGTCTATAAAGCCCGGCCACATCATTTTGACAAACTCAAGGAAGTTCTCTTGCGCTTTCTCCATCTTTTCACTATCAATCAATGCTTGCGCCGCCATCAAGATCTCTTCTCGATCAGCCGGTGGGAGTTTATCTAAGATCTCTTCTAAAGTCATAGATACATCCTGACACCTTTAGGTCTTGCAGTTCTCGCCTTATCTGGTAACTTCTTTAAATGACCCAACTCAACGAGGCGGTTGATCATACGGTGCACACTCCCACGACCTTTTACGTTCAATTGATACATCACTTCATCAATAGAAGGTCCATACCCATACATCTTCCACCACTCATCTATCACCATATATACTTCTTTTTGTCTCGGCGTCATTTTTCCCTCAACGTTTTCTCTGCTTTTATCTGCGCACTTGCAATCCATCCCTTAGCGATCAAGCCCGCTAATTCCCATCGATGATGAAATTCCTGCATAAAGTCCAATGTCCTCTCTACATCAAACCTAAGTAACCTATTCCTAAACTCTCTATCTTCCATATATACCCCCACCCCATTTTCATTTCAAAACATTGACGGGGGGTCTTTCCTAAAACACGAATCAACAATGTGTTTATAAAAATAACACCCCCACCCCCACAACTTATTTTTTTTATTCCACTATAAACGTTTATAGTCAAAAAAATCGCCCCTTTATAATCAATAACTTACAAGCCTCGTTTTTCTGCATTTTTATCCGTTGTTGTCTTCAACACTGTTTTCGGATGATTGATTTTTTTCAGCTAATTGATTGTGTGGAATACTATGCGTATCAGAGCCATCATCAGCCAGCCCATTAAGGGGTATAGGGGTAACGTGGGTATCCATATCCGTAGTTTCGAGAGGGGTGGCTAGTTCTGCTAGTAAACTCTCTCCCGTCATCTCATAATCAACGGTTATTGAGTTCCTATTTAATGCTCGTTTTAATTGTTCCATGAGTTTAGTCTTCGCATCATGGGAAGTGTTCACCGTTGTAACTTCCTTACGGTCTACAAATAAGCCGACATCGTAAGTTTTACCCAATAACTCAAGTGATCGTATACGGGAAGCGGGCGGAGTATCAGGGTTTAAGGCGTGTTGGGTTAATTGATGGATAATAAAAGCCTTCATCTGTCCTGACTCATGATATGCTTGTGCTTCCATAGCCATTCTAAATGCTTCAATCTCACTTGCGATTACAGTATTACTCGCCAAGTTATAAGCATTATTGCCTACTGTTCAGGGGTTTGCTTTGGTATTATAGTTATCCC